AGCTTGTCCGCGAGCAGTGCCTAATACGCCTAGCTGCATGTTGTTCTTGATACCCAAGCCAGTCTTATCCGCTGCTGCAAGTTGGGCTTGATATGCTTGGGCTTCAGATCCGCCGCTCGCGGCACTAGCTGCACGATCGTAGCTCGCGCCTCCCGCAAGTGTTTGCATTGTGTCGGCATTGGCGCGACCACGCAGAACATCCGCTGAATCATCAGTTTTTGATGCGTCGCGCATCTTCTGAAGTAGTGGGTCATACTTCTCTTTGAAGTACTTGTTCTCAGCCATAGCTACAGCTGCTGACGCTTTCTCTGCTGCTGACGGCTGATAGTCTGCCTGCTTTGGTTTACTTCCCATTACACATCTCTCGTATAAACAATTGTGTCAATCTTCCAACCCTGTGCCACAAAGTAATCTCGTAGCTCTGGAACTGCAGATCGTGTTTCTAGCTTGTTGAAACCGCCTTCTCGAGCCTGACAAACAAAAAAATCTTGGTGCTCAGCTACTAAATTCATTCCGCGCTTATAAGCCCAAGCCAGCCATATCAACATCGTTCGATCACCAGTGAATAAGTCCGTTTCACCTGTGGTTACAACAAAACCTTCTGGCGTAGTCCAAAGTGTGGCCCCGCCTTGCTCACAAGCTGCATAAACATCGCCTGCAGTGAACGTCAACATTGGGTTGGCGTTTAAAATCTCTTGTATCGCTGGGCCTACCCAGTGGGCGTTGCGCGTTATGTCTGTAACTTTCGGGTTCTTATCCGCCGTTACCGTAGCTTCTGCGCCTTGTTCTCCAAGCCCCATTTGTACCGCCATATCTCACGCTCCTGCGAACTGCGGTGTCAGCATTGCGCGCTCTGCGCTCTGCATCCTCGACACCTTGATTAAATAACTGTCCATAGACTGATGCGCCTTGTAGGTCAGACCAGTCTTTGTTTGGAATTCTTAGCAAACGAAACAGGGCGCCATTTACGATCGTGTCTCGATAGTCATTCATTACGTCGTTGTCACACGCCGCGCTCGTGTGAGTGGGCCTCAGAACTGCGCGAACTATAGTGCTACCTACGACTGTGTTTGAAGGTATCGGCGCAAGAATGAATGCTGAAGAGTTCTGTTGGATAAAGTACTCAGGGACTCCAGACTCTTCGCGCCACTTTGGCAACCGCTGTTCAAGCAGGGTCGTGGTAATTGGTTCTAAGTCTTTGCCTAAATGAGTGACCCACAAAACCTTCCGTACCGAAGTACCTGTTGGAGCTTCTAAGTCGTACTCGTAAATATTTGAAACTGTAGTCACAGGGTCTAACTCAGCCTGATACACGCCCGCTCGCTCGCAAAGCTCGATAACTGCTGATCGAATGTTATTTTCGATCAGGGTATCGGGGCACCCTGGGACCATCGGGAGTATTTCGGGGAGTAGCGTCTCAAAAGAAATCGCCATGCGTTATGCTCCCATCGAGGCTCTGCGTTCAAGGTTTGGATTACTGACTGCGTCAATCTGGCCCTTGCCGGTTACAGAAGCTGTAAATAACTGGAAGTGGCTAGAAGCTCGCTGCTGATTACCCGCGAACTCGGCGTCCTTCATGTAAGCCATGTACAACACGTAATTCATAATGGCGTTAGCAAATATATCGGGGATCGATAAGTTGTCAGATAGTGTCACTGTTGCAGGATTAGCGGAGTAAATTAGCTCAATATATGAATTGCCGCTTACACCAGGATACACATAAAAATTTCTTGGGTTTGACTCTTCGTAAGCGTAGTGCTTCACAATATTGGTGTGAGCCGCATCGCCAGTTACAGTAGGGTCGTGCCAACTAGGGCTCTGAGAATCTAGAACGGCGAGGTCCACAAGTCTTACAGCTCGTGCGCCAGTACCGCCGCTCGCAGCGGACATGTTGCGTACGACCTTTAGCAGGCGGTTACCCGCACTGGGTATCTCTTGTTTCGTGCCAGTGGTAAGCGTCACCGTAGTGTTCACGGCGCTTGCATCAGGCTTTAGCAATGCTACTTCCCGCTGTGCATCATTGACCCACAGAACAAGCTCTCCGGTAACAGGCCATCTGACGCCAGTAGTGTCTTGTAAGACAGATTGAACTCTATCGATAACGCTTTGGACTGTTACTGACATCTTTTATACCTATGAGTTAAGTATGGATTCCCAAGCTGCTTCTCGGGCATCTGTATCAACCGTTCTACCCAGCGCCTTATTAACAGCTGCTGCTTTTGGGTAGCCATCGGTTCTAAAATTCTTGGGGTCACCTTCGTCCATCATCTTTTCAAGACAGGTGACTAGCTCATCGTCAACCTGTACAGAACTCTGTACATCGTCGACTTCTTCGAATACTGCTTCTTCAGCATTCTGTTCTTCGACATATTTGTCGTTGTATTCTTTAGCACCCATCTGAATAGCTAATAAGCCAACTTCATCCGCGATTTCACGGGGTACACCCGCTTGGAATAAAACTGCTGTACCACCAAGGGTCGTGACTCTTAAATCTTCACTGCTAACAATCTTCATGATTAATCCTTATATAAAAGAAACCTCTCCCCCCGAAGGAGGAGAGGGTTTAGTCTTGCTTACTGGGCAGTATCGAGAGCGATGATGCCGAAGTCCTGTACAGAGCCACTGATGTCGCTGTTGTACTTAGGCTTACGGAGACCGAAGATCTTGCCTACAGAAATACCTGACTGGTTGCCATAGTCGAAGGTGTCTTCAACCATTTCAGGCAGACCGATGTCAGCCATTGCCAGAGCCTGAGCACCACAGAACAGCGCACGTCCACCAACAACGTCAGCGTCAGCACCCCACTTGTAGCCAGCTGCGCCAGCGTTAGAGGAAGTACCAGTAGTTGCACCGGAAGTGTTAAACACATGGCGGAACTCATGGATCATTACACCGTCAACCATCAACGAAGCAGAACCAGAGAACAGGCTGTTGCCAGTTCCTCGAACGCCAGCGTTACGGACGTTAGCTAGGAAGTCAGAATCTAACTTCAGAGCGGCCATCTGCTGAGGAGTAACGAACATGTGGAAAGTTTCTTGGTTACCAGCACCACGAATACCACGGATGTAGTTGTCTTTAGCATAAGCCTTCAACTCTACAATTGTGCGATATCCAATGTTGTCAGCAGCAGCGACAGCTGTAGTGTCACCAGCAACTAGACCGCTAGTAGCATCCCAACGACGGTGACGATCACCAGTTGGAGCAGAAACGTCTGAAGCGAACTCAAGGTCAACCAACTCGTGTCCAGCTGTACCAGAAGTGGTACGCAGACCGCCGTTGTTTTTGTGAGTGTAAGCAACACCTGCCATGGTCAAGAATGCCAGCTGGTCACAACGGTCAGCAATTGCATAAGCAAGTGCATCACGAGATTGCTCACGGAAGTTAACTACAGTCTTCTGGTCGGTCATACGGCCAGCGATGCGGTTAGCAAAACGTAGCTGATCCAGCTCAATGGTGATGTCATACGCGCGGAGGGCTTCTTCATTACCTTCCAGAGTATTGTCACCGGTGATGCCGTCGCCAGTCATGTCAGCGAGCAAAGTGATGTTAGCTTTGGTGCCTTTGTTGTTTTTAGTCATCTCAGTTACGCGCTGTACCATAGCGTTTGAGCCAGTACCTGCGAATTGGTTGATGAAAGATTGGTTGCGAGCTACTTTCCAGAAGTCGCGGCTCCAAGTTTGGAGTTGGTCGCCTGAAAGCGTACCGAAATTTGTTAAAGCCATGATGGCCCCCTATTAAATGGACAAAATAATTTATGCGGCACACGCCGCCTTATCAGCCGACTTAAAGGAGCGGCTAATCCGTATCTACGTATCGTGTAGCAACGAACTAGCGCTTATTTACGAGGTGCGACCTCGGCAGGTTTTACGCCTTGTGCAGGCGAGGGATACGTTTTTTACGGCTACGGGCCGACCACATATCGTTGTGATGGACGTATAAATCATATTAGTACAGCTAATATTACAATGCAACCACTATCGATGGCGGGCTGTTTTTTTAGCTATCTTCTTAGGCTGCTTACTAAATTGCTT